TTTCTTTAGTATTGCATCAACAATCCAATAACATTGTTCTGTTGTTAAAGTTACTGTTGTGTTTAATGCAGATATTCCAAAAATATTATCTATTTCCTCTTTTGTTAGTTCACGCATTGGGTGTTCATAGAGTGGGATACTCTGCCCTTCTTCTAATTCAGCCCAAGCTATTGGTGGATGGTCATACAATGCAGTATAGTTAGGGTGTTTTAACGCAACAGAACTACACGTTGTAGTAAACTCAGGTTTATCAAACCCATCAATTTTTACCATCATAGCAACAGGTTTTTCATCAAAAAAAGGTTTGGTATAAAGAAACTCTCCTTTCTCTCTCGTTTGCCAATCACTCCCTGAGCCTGAATCGATGTATCTATATCCATATCCATCAAAATCGTAACGCATTGCAACTGGTTCATTCATTTCAACACCTCCATACATTTTTGAACAAATAATTCAATATTTTCTTGTTGTCTGGATTCAAATAAATGGTAGTTAAAACCACCAAAAGTCGTACCGATACCGTATTGATTTGGTACACCCGCTAAAGCCCATTTAGGCTTCTCAAAGTGTGTAATCGGTATCAAATGCACGGGTACACCATACATCCTCCAAGTATCCGTTAATGTCTGCGCTACATCTCCATACGGTGTGGCTTGAAATGATGGTTTTCCAAGACGGTGATACATCTTCTTATTCAGAACCAAGAATGAGGGTGCTGCAAACGTCTTTTTAGCCACCTCTACGCCTAAATGATTTGTAGATTGAATGTTGCCTACTAATTCACCGTTCGTGGCTTTAATCACCCAATTTTTCATGACTTGTGGATGCGTAATAATGCAATCAATATCCATGTAAAGAATCGCATCAGAATCTGTCCTATTTTCAATCCAAGACATCCATTCTGCATGTCCTATACCATTGATACGGTGTTGTTGAACGCTAATCCCCATTTTATTCATTACTTCGTTTTGATACCACACAATACGATCGTCAATGTTGTCCCAATATAGACTAAATACTTGAATGTTCATAAAATATCCTTATAGACTGGAATGATGGTTTTTCCTGTGACTCTGCATTTTCTTTTTTTTCCTTCTTTGAGTAATCCGAGCTGTAAGAGTTCATTGACTCGACCACAAACACTTGATAACTCAATGAGTGTGATGGCTACTAATTCACGTCTGGAATAGTCTTTACCGACTTGCATAGAACGATAAATACTGTTGGCTTGTGTATTGACTTTACCTTCAGAACGGTGTTCATGATAGGCTTGTATAGATGTATCTGTTACGGGCATATATCCTCCAAAGTTAGGTTATTGCTGCATGTAGCTAAAGGTGTGCAGCGCACCTTCCTAACTCAACCCAACTGGGTTTCAGTAGCTACTCTGGTGAGTTCATCAATTAAAACTGTTACTCCTCCGCCTTTTCTTGGTCTACCACGATAAACGTGTAGTGCTTCCACTTGCACATCATCATCAAAGATTCCAGCATCCTGACAAGCATCCAAAACGGGCTTCGCACAATTATCAATATCCATTAACTTCTTTGATCTTGGATAAATGTAAATAAATACTTCTACTTTAGCATCTCCCAATTTAGGCGTATTGTATTCTTGCACATAGTCTGCAACTGCTTGCTTAAACAGCATACCTCGTTTACTGATATAACGTCTGTGTCCTGACGCTAACCAATAAACATTGATACTAGGCGGATAAGGTAGTTTTAATACAATCATTAGAATGGCACGTCATCATCCATTTTATTTAACTCTCTTGGATATGGCTCATTATTCTTAGCCACATAAGAGTCCTCACTCAAGCTGATCAAGTTACCACCTTGTGTAATCTTAAGCCAACCTGCTATTTTAAGTTCTGATCCTGCCTTATAGTCTTTAGCAAGGGTAATCATGCCTTTATAGTCTGGTGACTTTTCTTGTGTCTTTTTGTTTTGGAATAATACGCCTTTACCGAGCATAGGTTTATGACTGTTCATGTTGAATTTCCTTATTGATTTTGTTCATACCTGCGAGAATATTTGCTGTTGAAAGAGAATCTAAGCTGCCTAAAAACTCTGTATTGACTTCTCTAAATGATTCATACTTTTGGTATTTCTCATCTTCTGTCAATTTCTCGTTTACCTTGATTTTCCTAAACATGTCGAGAAATCCTGCAACCCAATCTTCTTTACTTAAATACTTAGCATAAGGTTCTGACTGATTCGGAATATACAAAGGTATTGTCTTGAGTAATGGTGTTTCTTCCAAGACTACGGGTTCATTTCCTTGCAAGACAACAGTAGGCGCTTTCTTCGGTGTTATATCTCTTTCAATCGGTTTATCATCAAAGTCTTGCACTTCCTCTGGTGAATAGAATCCTGTCACACTGCCAGGAAAAACAGATCGTATTCCCTCACTAATGCAACGACTTCTGAGCATAGCTCTTGGAAACTTTTGCCAACCACTGCCAGGCTTGACTAAACCAATTTTATTGGCTTGTTCAATCGTCCAAGTCACAGACAAAGAACCACCGTTAGGGTGCGTAAAGAGTCCTGTCACAACCTCATCTGTGTAGATAGTCCAGTCTACTTTTCCTCCAGCATTTTGAAACCTTGCAAGCATAGCATCTGCTTTCAATGCTGGTCTACCTTGAATGATGTGGAAATCTCTAGCAGCTGTTGCGGGGTGCAATCCTTCTGCCTGTGCAACCGCCATTAAAGCAAGAACAGAGTTAGTGTCTTTCATACCAAACAAACCAGACTTGGCTATGGCTTCCGCCATACTCTGCATATCATTAAAACTGACAATATTACTCATAAGAACCTCTCAATTAAAGTTAGGATAGTGTCTATGACTGAGCTGGCAGTCATCACCCATATTGCTATATCAATATTATTCATTTCAATACCTCTGCACTTTTAAGTTTGCTTGTTTCGCCATCAAATGTAATTTTTAAAAGTGAAGTATGGAATTGATAAGTAGATTCGTGCCATGCAAAACCATTTAACGTCGAGTGAAATTCTTTTGATAAATAAGCTACAACATCAGGCTTTGGCTCAGGTTTAATGCGATATTCAACACTTTCGCTTTCTTGCCAAACATTGAAAAACTCCATCCAATCACTCCATTCACCTGACTTGGCATAAATATTTCTATATTGAATCTTTGCACCATCTGCCCAAGCGTGTATTAATTCTGCGTGTTTGTGTTTCATTTGATTAAGAACCTCCTAGAACCTGGTTGTTCGATGACAAACTTGTCATAGATGTCTGGCATAGCTTGCTTGAATAAATCGCTAGAAAAGCGCATAGAGGCTTTCGAGGATCTCCATGTCACTAAGGTATTACCATCAAAGGTGCGCAGCTCCTGATTCTCTCCTATTGCGTTCCTAATAGCTAATTCCCATTGTTCCCCAATAGATTCATATTCCTTAATCTTTTGTTTAAGTGCTTTAAGATCATGGACCATGTTTTCAATGTCTTGGGTTGCAAAGGTGACACCATCTGTCGATTGAGGATAGAGTAATTTCGTATCTTCAATGTTTCTCGGCTCTGGAGCTGTTCCTGTTTGCACATGCGCCCAGAATACCGCCATATTTTTGATTAACTCGGATTTTTCTGCTTCCGATATATCAAACTCAAAGGTATGAAACTCTTGCCCACCAAAGAGAACAGCAAGGTAAACTTTAGATACATTGTGAACAGCTGCCTCATGGACTAATTGTGCATAGTCTACAGATGGAATCCTATTGGTATCAGGATCAAACTGAGAACGAACAGCAGCATTATAGTTTTTGGCTTCAACAAGTGCGCTACCATCAGCAGTAATAAAATCAAAATGAGACCTAAACCAGTTCTCTTTAGAATGCGTGAGCATGTAGTCGGCATCTTTTAACTCCATCTTTAATCTGTCTTGTGTTAGTCTACCAATAACGGGTTGCATCACATGTCCCATTTGAACTGCTTCAATCTCCGAGAGATCAGGAGGCGAAAGTTTACCTTGTTTGATTAAAACAGTCTGTAGGGCGTTTCCTTTGATGGCTTGACGTGTATCACTAGCCCACCAAGCAGCATTGCGTATTGCTGGCTCAAAATCGTTTCTATCGTTACTCATAGGACCTCCGCTAAAGATTTAATGATTTCTTTTAAATGTTCGTTCTCATCTTCTAATTTACCGATCTCGGACTCTAATTCTTCCTTCTCAAGTTTAAGACGATCGTTCTCCATTTCTAAAATGGATACTTTCATATTGTCGAGTTCTAAATTTAAATCAGTCATGATGAAACTCCTACACGATTGAATAATGAGCTGGTGTAGTCATCAAGATCTACGAGTTCCTCGAACCATTTGGCTTCCTCTCCACAACCTGTAAGCGGTCTTAAACGAGAATGAATGGCTGTCCATGTTTCACGTTCTCCAGACACCATATCACGGGGAACATTAGGGTTATTACACGTCTTATCCGACTTATTGAAATGCTTACAATCTTTGCAAAATTTCATTTGATACTCCTCTTTAAGTTAGGTTAATTTTCTACTTCTACAACTATACGACTAGACTACTATACATCTAAATATATTACAAGTCTATTACTAGATTTAGTCTATTACTAGAATACGTAATCTAGTATACGTAATCTATATAAAACCTATTTCTATTAAATTAGACTATCGTATATTAGAAATCTACGTCTACTAGAAATAGTTTATAGTTATATCATACTTCGTATGATATATTCTAAACGTATAGTATACGTATTCTAGAATACGAAAAATAGTCTATAGATATATATAATATATAGATGGGGTTTTTCATAGGGGTTTTAAGCCATAGCCAAGAATCCAAAAATGATCACCAGGCTAAGAATCGAGATAATCATTTCTAATATTTCTTCTCTGGATAACTTAGGATTTTGAATATTTACCTTCATGCCCACGCGCGCGGGAAATTTTGACCTCATAGGTTTCTTGAGAAATTCTTGTTTAGCATAATTCTTCATAGTAATACTCCTGATTAAAGTTAAAATGATGTTTAAACGTGTTTTAAGGTAGCTAGAATCAATTTAAAAGACTAGGGGAATACTAACCCCTAATCTATTAAGAAAACGCCTTAAAACGTATATTTTGGATTAACGCCAGCGTCTTTTTTAAATTGATTCCACTTAGCATTAGCCCGAAAATTAGCAATTGAGTAAACTTTTTTCCAATCCTCAATTTTTTCATCATGACAAAAATCTTTAATTGCCTGCTTTTCATTACCGCAAAAATCCCTTGTATTGATAATGAGATCTATTGCATTTTCTATGATGTGATTAGGTATATACATTTTTAAACCTTTCCGTATTGATCTGGATAATTCTTACAAAAATATTCTTGATCGAATTGATCAACATAATATGTATTTTCATTACCGTATTCCGTAATTTTGATCGTGTTTTGAGATAACCAGAGATCCGCTGTAAATTGAGAGATTTCTTTAGGAAAGTATTTTTCATTTTGCTTACATTTTGCAAGCCCGAATTTTTGCATTTCTTGAAGTAATGACATGTTTAAAGCTCCATAAGTTAGGTTATGATTACTCAAATAGTAATCACTTAGAGGGCTATTAAAACCCTCTAAATGCTTACAGTATTTAATAAAATTTTATTAATGGTTTGTATTCAACGCCGTAAGCATTGTTTACAAATATTTCATAACATTGATGCTTATGATTGTTTTTCTCAATCCATTGATTCATTGCAGCTTTTGTTTTAAATATTTTTGTATTCCACATGATTTAGCCCTTGTTGTTTAATGATTGAAGATATTTAAGAATAGGAACAGCCTTATATTTTTTTGTGTTAACGCTACTGGCTATCTTTTTGCTAAATGTTTCAAATATGGGTTTCTTAGTTTCAATATCAACGATTACCCATGAAGCGGTTGTTTTTAGTGATGTCATAAACATTACGCACCTTTCACAATTGAATGAGGAAAACAAAAGACGTAGCCGTTCTCAATTCCGCCATATGTCATACCCTCTAAATTCCAATTGAGGTTATTTTTCTTAACCAGCTCTTTAACAGCTTCAAAATGGCTTGATTCATCACCGCTTGAATATGGATAAGCAATCGTTGCACTGAAGCCAGACGATGTAAACGCTTTGATTCGCGCACCTCTATGGTTTGTAGGCGCTATAAATTTTGTTTGTATTGCAATCATAAAATACTCACTTTCTAGGTTAGGATTAAATATATAGTTTAACTATATGTCTATAAATATATATGATTAATTGCTTTATGTAAATAGTTTTTTAAATTATTTTTTATTTTTTTAGTCTATAGTCTATAATATATATCTATAGACTAATTAGTTTGATAGTAATTATCTATTTAGTCTATTAGGATCAAACTTAGACTGACATAAGTTTAGTGAGATAGTCACACTTCCCCCCTCATAGAATCCATAAAAGGGACAATGGACAATCTACTTACCTATGATCTAGACTAATACAACGTATCCTATTGATTTCAATAGGGATTCTAGGGTAGATAGAAAGATATAAATTCTATAATTCAAGTTTGGATTTTCAAAATGGGCAGGAGTCGGTGAGGTGAGTGCCCCATACCAAGTTCCCCCCAAAAAAAAATCGTGTTTTTCTGTTTCTAAATTCGTGTATGATTTAGTTAATTAAGGAATAGGAGAGAAATAGATGACAAATATTGTGATAGAGAAAGATATTGATTTACCAGCAGAGAGGACAAGACATAGTTATCCATATAGAGAGATGGATATAGGGGATAGTTTTTTTGTAGATGGTGGGAAGATTACTGTCATGTGTAATAACAATTACAGGATGAGTAAGTTATTAAAGAAGAAATTTATTGCTCGGGTTGAGGGGAAAGGGGTACGGGTATGGAGAACGGTATAAATGGGGTTGAGAAGTTAATTGAGGTAGCTGCGGATGATGCGAAGAAGGCGTATATGCAACGTGTCTGGGCGATGAATAAGGATCAGATTTTTCATGAGTTGATGCGTGTGCATGGTGAGAGTTCGAGATTATTGACGATTGCGCAGAATGAGATTAATCGTTTAAGAGAATTGTTGGAGTTTGATGACGGGGATGCCATACATTAAGCCAGAGGGGATTGAGGAGGTCTGGAAGAATGAGTTGGAGAACAGTAGACGGATATTTCAACAAGAGATGAGGAATGTCATTTCCTGCCAAACAAAAAAAGATAGACAAAAGCTATACGACAAGTGGAAGCTTGCTTACACTGAGGGTATGGTGAAAGATTTAGTCAAATGTGCGCAGGATAAAGTCATGAGGGCTAAGGTTGCGAATGGAACGGAATCGAGAAGAAAATGAGTAGTTTTAATTTACCGAATTTCTATCACTTTTGTAAACAGCTCAAGATAGAAACCAAAGAGCAGGGCTTGCGCAAGATGGACAATCTCTTGGGTACGCAAACCTATGTGATGAATGAAATTGCAAAAGGTTTGCAAGATGATGTACATTTCTTTGTTATTTTAAAAGGTAGACAACTTGGAATCACAACCATATCACTTGCCCTTGACTTGTACTGGCACTTCATTCATCCAGGATTGCAAGGAACACTCACGACAGATACAGAAGAAAATAGGGACATGTTTAGAACCACCCTTAGTATGTACATGGATGGCTTACCCAAAGAATACAAAATCCCACTCCTTGCCCATAACAGGAATCAGCTTTCTCTCAAAAACCGATCTCGTTTGTTTTATCAAGTTGCTGGGCTTAGAGCAAAAGGAAGTCTTGGTCGTGGCAAGGCGATTACCTTTCTACACGGAACAGAAACGAGTTCTTGGGGTGACGAAGAAGGCTTGGCATCTTTATTAGCCTCCCTTGCTGAAACCAATCCTAATCGTTTATACACGTTTGAGAGTACCGCCAGAGGTTTTAATATGTTTCATGATATGTACGTCACTGCCAAACGTGCGAGGACTCAGAGAGCCATTTTTTGCGGCTGGTGGCGCAATGAACTCTACATGGCTGATCCTAACTCACAAGTCTATAAAGTCTATTGGGATGGCAAGATGACGGGTGAGGAAAAAGAATGGGTACGGGATATTAAAAAACTGTATAACTTTGAAATTAATTCAAGACAGTTAGCGTGGTGGCGATGGAAGATGACCGAAGGCATTAAAGATGATGCACTCATGTATCAAGAGTTTCCTCCTACTGAAGATTATGCCTTTATCATGACGGGTACGTCATTCTTTAGTAATGCACGGTGTACCGATGCGGTAAAAGCCCTTAAGAAGCGCAGTTGCGATTATTACCGTTATTCTTTTGGTGCTAACTTTCAAGACACTAATGTTATTAAATCTACGGAGAGGCTTGCCTCTTTAAAGGTGTGGGAAGAACCCGTAGATACTGCGTATTACGTTATTGGTGCTGATCCTGCTTACGGTAGCTCAGACTGGGCGGATAGATTCTGTATTCAAGTCTTTAGGTGCTATGCAGACGGTTTAGAACAAGTCGCATGCTTTGCCACCAGTGAGCTCAATACCTACCAATTTGCATGGATTATTGCTCACCTAGCAGGTGCATACAAAAACTCTACTTTAAACTTAGAAGTAAATGGTCCTGGTCAAGCCGTGATTAACGAATTGCGTAATCTCAAGCGTCAAGCAGCCAGTATGGGGACTGCACTCGGTAAAGACTTGCTTGATGTCTACGGCAACATGCAAAACTATATCTGGCGTAGGAATGACACACTCGGTGGTGTATCCAATAGCATTGGTTGGTTAACGACAAGTGCAACCAAAGAGAGGATGCTCACCTACATGAAAGATTATTTTGAACGTCAGATGTTAGAAATTGTGGATATGGATACCATTGAGGAAATGAAAACAATGGTGCGTGAGGATGGCGGTATTTACGCAGCTGGTCGGAATAAAGATGACCGTGTAATTGCAGCTGCTTTAGCATGTGCTGCCTTTGCCGAACAAGTGCAACCTCGTTTAATTGCGCAAAAGATTACCCGTAATATCAGCCGTATTCAAGATGATTTTACTCCTGAACAACTCACAGTCGGTAGAAATGTGAGTGATTATTTAAAAAAGATAGGTGTCTATGGTTCTAAAGTTTAGAAAGCAATCAAATTATGGAAAAGTATAGGACTATCCCCCAACGGGAACTCATGCGCATCATGAAACGATTTTATAAGGATCCGCAACGTGGTATCAGTAAAAAACTCTTTGCTGAACTAACGGGTTATGACGAGTGGCATCTGCGAGAAGTATTTGAGAATGAAACCCATCCTATGACGATTGCTGTACAAAAACGAGTCAGTAAAGCATATCAAGAATGGAAAAATGGTGAAGTAGCCATTATGAAAAACAGAGATAACACTAAATTTGTGCAATATCGCAAGGATGCTAGACCAGTGGTTGAGAGAAAAAACCAATTAGAAGTGGTTAATGGTCAGATTAAATTAAAAATTGGATTAGTAAATAAATACGATTATTCACAACAAACACTTGACGAACAATTGGAAAGGAGTTAAAAATGGCAGTATTAAAGGATTTTAAATGCGACAAACACGGCTACTTTGAAAGCAGAAAGCCTGCTTGTCCAATGAAAGGGTGCGATGCAGAAGTTTATCAAGTACATCTCCAAGCTCCAGGACTGGTTAGTGACAAAACCAAAGCAACCGACAAAAACGTCAAACAGCTTGCCACCGACTTTGGAATGTCCAACATCAAATCCACCAAAGAAGGTGAAAACCAAGCAGGTTACCTCACCCGTAACAACAAGTTCACGGAAAAAGAATACGCAGAAGCCGAAAAGTACGCAACCCGTAAAAGGGGTGTCAACAAAGACAAAATCAAAACCCAAGTCCAAGAACAACCGCAAGAACCACGACCAGGTGACGCAGCAGTCTGGGGTGGTGGGAAAACAGGCATGAACATGCAAAACATTCTTGCAGGACAGTTTTCTAAACCTGTAGGTCCTTTACTAGGCAAAGAAGCAGAAATGACTTCCATTTTGCCAAACCAAGCAGGAATTTCTAGTGGACCTCGTATTGCAAGTTACTTTAAAGACCCAGATAATTTACAATTGAAAAAATGAGAATCCCAAATAATCCTCTTGACCGTGAAAACTTCTATATTGACATTATGGAAAAGTGCATGGTGTCCCGTGAAGAACGTAGAGGGGATTACACCAATTTAAGAGCATATTACCTTTTTGGTGCTAACCCTGAAGAACCACCAGCATACTTTAACAAAATCAATCCACACATTGATCAGTTAACTTCATTCTTGTATTCTTCAGAAACAACAAGATTCTCTATTCAATTAGGTGCTTCTGTACCTGGTAATGAACATCATAAGACACCTGTTCTGACGCAAGCGCTTAACGATGAGTGGCTTAATTCCAATGCAGACCAAGTGTTTTCTACAGCTTTGACATGGGCTTTGGTATACAACACCACCTTTATCAAGTTAGTTTATAACAAAGGTATTCATCCATACTTAATTGAACCATCCTCTATGGGCGTATTGCGTGAGGATAGTCCCTATGCAGACCGTCAAGAAGCAATGGTGCAAACGTATTTCATTACTAAATCTGAGTTATATGCTCGTCTTTATTCCCATCCGCAACGTGATGCCATCATTAAAAGGGTGGTTGGTGGTGTTCGAGTACAAGAATCTGAGATTCCAGACGCAGTAAACCGTATTGTTATGTCCCAAACTAACCCTACTATCTACGGTAATGTCAATATGGAGTTGTACGGCACAAACCGTTACAAAGCTAGAGTTGCTGAAGATATGGTGGAAATGCGTGAGTGTTGGTTATGGAACGATGATACGCAAGATTATCAAGTAGTAACCATTGCTAATCCTAATGTGGTTATTTATGACAGACCTGGTGAAAGTATGTTTTTAAAAGGTGAATGTCCTTTTGTACAGATATGCCCAGTCCCTCAATACGATTATTTTTGGGGTGTGTCGGAAGTTTCTAAGCTAGTAAACCTTCAACAACTTAGAAATACCCGTATGACAGAGATTTTAGACTTGTTAAGTAAACAAGTAGCTCCTCCAAGAGTGTTTTCAGGTATTAGTGGCATCATGGATGAGAAATTCTTGGCTTTAAACCGTGCTGGAAGCCATATTGCTAGTGATATGCCTGGTGCGAGGGTTGAAAACCTTGCTCCTGAGATGCCACCTGATTTATTTGAAGTCATCCATGAAATTGACGCTATGTTTAGTGAAGTTTCTGGTATTTCTAACGTATTATCAGGTAAAGGTGAGTCTGGAGTCCGTTCTCAAGGTCATGCAAGCCAATTAGCACGTCTTGGTAGCTCTAGAGCTAAGAAAAGAGCTTTGATTGTAGAAGATAGCCTTGAAAAAGTGGCTACTTTGTATTTAAAACTCATGAAAAATTATGATGATACGCATTTTAAAGATGTAGACGGTAAACTGTTTATTGCAGAACAATTTACAGACGATTTTGTAGTAAAAGTGGATGCTCACTCCAATAGTCCTATCTTTACAGAGGATTTAAAACAGTTAGCATTTAATTTATTTAAGGCGCAAGCAATTAGTAAAGAATCTTTACTTGACTTATTAGAGCCACCAATGAAACAATTACTGAAAGACCGTTTAAAGCAAGAGGAAGCGAAAAAAGCAACACAACCGCAACCTCAAGGTCAAAAAGGTAAAGAACAGCATAAAATGAAGATGGAGGAATGATGGCAATTAATGTAGCGCCCAGAGCTGATCAACCTAAAGTATCTACGGAAACTTTAAAGAGAAGTGCTACGCCATCTATGCAGTACAAAAATACTGGTATTAAAAGTTTTAGTCGTGGGACTCGCAAAGATTATGGCGGTAGACCTACGAGGGGATAAACACGGGTTTCCTGTGAGAAGGAAAGGGTGTTGGCTGCCAACCCAAATCGGTGGACCGCTTGGATTAGGAGATTTTCCATGCGTAAAGGAAGAAAAGGTCGTAAAGGTCGTAAGTAATCCGCAAGGATTCTACGGTTTGACCGTTTAACCTCCCTTTGGGGGTGGGAATAGAAATATTACCCCCTACTTGACATTTTGATAGAAAGGTTTAATCTTTCTTGTAATTGAATAGGAAATAACTATGAGCATGCCGCCAGATCAGTTGATGAACTTGTTGAAAAGCCAAAAGGATGGAGCAACTCCTGGTGGAAAGCCACCCGTTCCTGAAACACCAACAGGTATCTCTGATCCCAGTAGTGCGCCTATGGCTTCTCCCATGTCAACACCAGAACCCAAGATGGGAAATCGTGAGGCATCATTAGTGAACATTGCAATGGCAATGGATTTATTAGAGCAAGCATTGCCTGCACTTGGCAGTGAATCAGAAGAAGGTCAAAAAGTATTAAATGGTATTCGTACCTTGACAACAATTCTCGGTGCAAAGAGAGCAAAAACGAATTCTTTGCAACCAACTGAAATCATGCAAATGTTACAACAATTACCTCAAGCTGGTGGTGCAACGCCTGAAGGTAAAGCAATGCAACAAGCACCGTTGATTCCTGGTATGTCACCTGGTGGCGCACCTTCTCCTCCAATGCCTCCAATGGGCGCTGGTGCTGGTGGTCCTCCTCCTGGTGGTATGCCTCCACCACAACCTATGTAAAGGAAATAGTATGGAACTGTTTAAACCAAGAGGTGCAGCATCTCCTCGTAGACCTACCGACAACAACCAGAAAAATGGTCAAATCATTAATACACCAAGATATTCACAATTTGGTGGTTTAACTTCAGCACCTAAAGCTGGATTTAAAAATATGATGACCACAAGTAATCCTGGTGATACTAAAAAAGTCATTTAATTTAAAAGGGGATAAAAATGTCTTTAGAAGATCTTTCACTAGAACAACGAGATGAATTAGCGATGCTTGCAAAACAGCTCGCTGATAATCCAAATACACGGGAATCTTTTTTGCGTTTAACGCAACAAGTGAAACCTGATTTAACGATTCCAGAACTTTCTCTCAAAGATCACATTTCTAAACAACTCAAGCAAACGCAAGACGAGTATCAGAAATTGGCATCAAAAATGAAAGAAAAAGAAGCAATGGAAGATTTACAAAGTCGTAGAAATTCTTTAATCAAAAAAGGTAAAGCATCTGAAAACGACATTCCAGAAATTGAAAAAATTATGCTGGAAAAACAAATTCACGATCACGAAACAGCAGCTGAATATTTCGAGTGGATGAAACAAGCAGCAGTACCTACTTCTGACTCAAGTATGGGTTACAATCCAAACGTGATGAAGAAATTTAATCTTGAGTCGTTTATGAAAAATCCGATTCAAGGTGCAAGAAACGAAGCAGCACAGGCGCTAATGGACTTGCGTAAAAGCACTAAGCCCATTGGTTTATGATTGTAAATAGGGGATATTTACTATAGGAGTTGATTATGCCAATTGGAGGCGGAATAGTACCAGCTTCGGGTAGTTCACAGTATAACGAGTTAACCTACGTTACACGCCGTGCATTTATCCCTAAGTTGGTTGTACAAATTTATAACAGCACACCGTTAATGGCTGCTTTGATTGGTAACAGTCAACAAGCCTCTGGTGGTGTATCCCAAGTTTCAGTACCTGTGCAAGGCGCACAGTTTGTGAACGCACAGTGGTCGGACTATTCAGGTAGCTTTACGCAACCTTCAGTCCAACAAGGTGCTTTCCTTGCTGAATTTAACCTTAAACTGATGATTTCTCCTGTACCGTTTCTCGGTATGGAAGGCGCAGTGCAACAAGACTACGCAATCATCCCATTAATTGAAGCCCGTATGAATGACGCTACAAACGTCATGATGGATGCGATGGCTACTGCTCTTTACAACAATTACACTAATACCCAACAATTTATTGGATTACCTGGTGCAATTGATGACGGTACAAACTTAGCAACTTACGGAAACATTAACCGTTCTACATACGGTTGGTGGAAATCTAAAGTTTACAATGCTGGTAACGTCAATCCAACACGTCAAAACGTATTGCAATACATCTCTGGTACTGTCAAGTACGGAGCGGAAGTGCCTACATTTGGTGTATGTGGTTTTGGTACATGGACATTGTTAGCACAAGACTTTGTAGGTCAAGAGCAATATGTGATTACTCCAGGTCATGCGTTTGATGGTGATGCAAATGGTCCACAAGCTGCGTTTAGAGCATTGATGGTTGCTGGTGTTCCTATTTATCCAGATCCATACTGTCCTGAAGGCACATTGTATTTTATTAACTCCAACTACTTGAGTTTATACATCCACGATCAAGGTTCGTTTGTATTTACTGGTTTTGAATCAACTTTACCGAACTGGCAGATTGGTTATGTCGGTGCAGTACTTATGATTGCAGAATTAGTTTCTACTAAACCTAAGTCCATGACTCGTGTGACTGGTTATAACTCAATTTCACTATAAGGAGCTTATAACATGGCACTCGGTTTAAATAAAATCTTATTAGCAAACACCAACACAAATACACCTGGTGGTTATCCACAGACGGTCACTATTTCTAGTATTGGTATTGGTAATTTAACTGCAATGAACGCAGGTACTTTGACAGCACAGTATGTTCCAGCAGGTATGTACATTATGCCTTTAGTTGCTGCTGCAAACGTAGCAATTGAAGTCAACAGTGGTACAAACAATAACAACTGGACAACTTACATTGCTTCTAACTCTGGCGGTACATTAATTTCTGACGGATATAACGTGCGAGCAAACGCAACTGTATCGAATCAGACATTAACTTTGTATACAGTCAATGGTGGACAAAACGTATCTGCTACCTTTACAAGTTAAGGAGTAAACAATGGCTAATCCAGATTCAGTCGGTCAGTTTTACCTTGACAGTTTTAGTAATGGTAGACTTGGCGTTATTCGTGCAACCTCATTGAATACAGGTGGTAATGCAGTTATTACTATTCCTTTATTAAGTGGTGGTTTAACGAATGGCGGTGCTGTTGCCAATTCTGGTGGTGTTATTATTCGTAGAGTAACTATACAAAATCCTACAGGATCTGTTTCTTCTGCTAATGTGTCAATTTCTGCAACCAACAATAACGCAAATATTGTTTTTGCAAACACCGTGTTAACAACAATAACTGGTGTTGGCACATGGCAGGATATAACACCGTCATCCCCTTATACTGCAAACGTAGTGTCAGGATCGGTAACACAAGCCTTGTACGTTAATATTAATACACCTTCTGGAAACGGCAATACCGTTGACATTTGTGTGTATGGCGATGTAGTGAGTTTCTAATGTCTACTGTATTTGTAACCAATAACACAGACCTTGAAGTCGTAGATGGCTACGATGGTAAATTCTATGAATTTAAAAAAGGAGTTACTGTTGAAGTGCCTGTGTTTGTTGCTGAACATGTATTTGGTTACGATAAAGAGGACAAGTTTCCTTATTTGGCTCGTTTAGGTTGGATTAAAAACAATTTGGAAGTAAAGAAGGGTTTAGAGCTACTTGCACAAGTAGACATTCAAATTGAACGACCAAAAAAGAACCAATCGTTATCCCCGTTGGTGGAAAGAGTACCCTTGCCTGATTCAGCGCAGACAAGGGGAAAAATCCTTAAAGCAGTTTAAACTATGAATAGAACATGGCAACCTTACAGAGCTATCTCACCGATGTTCAACGATTGTTGCACGATGCTAACCTTAATTTCTATACTCAACAACAATTAACTGATTATATAAATTCAGCAAGGGAACGTGTAGTTCGTGATACTGGGTGTTTAAGACAAATTGTAGTAACCCAGACTCCCATAGTGCAAGGTGGTACTCCTACTGCATGGGTAGCAAACACAGCAGTTACAGCAGGATCATACGTCTTTAGTAATATTTTTATTTATCAATATCAAACTAATGGTGTGAGTGGATCTACTGCACCTGCCTATCCTGCTAACGGCACAAACAACTATACGAATTACCCACCAAGTACAGCATTTGCAGACGGTACTGCAACACTACTTTATGTCGGTAATTGTGAAATTATTACTTTTGAAAACCTAACCTCCATACTGTCAAGTATGCCTTTATCGAATACATCTGGTAATACGGTGTTAGACATTGTGAACATTAATCTGTATTGGGGTAATACAAGAGTACCTTTAGATTACTTGGCATGGTCGGATTTTAATGCACGTCTTAGGTTTTGGCAAAATTACATTGGTAGACCGCTTGCATTTAGTGTGTATAGCCAAGACAGAATTTATATAGGACCAGTACCTGATCAAGCCTATCAAGTAGAGATTGATTGTGTATTGTTACCTAATGCACTTAATTTATCTACTTCTACTGTAGCAGACGTGATTAATGATCCGTACACTACGGCTGTTAAATTTTATGCTGCTTATCTTGCTAAATATTATGAACAAAGTTTTGGTGAAGCAGAAATATACAAACAAGAGTATCAACGTCAGATTGCCTCTATTGTCAACACTATCTATACGAGGCGTATTCCAACCATTTATAGTAGTCCTATGTAAATGGCAAGCGCAGAACAGAAAAAATCGTACAAGGTTGTTAAGCAATTTAAAAGTCTTAACACCAAAGCTAACCGCACCTCAATTGAAGATGATGAGTTTAGTTGGTTAGAAAATGCTCAACCAGTCGGTTATGCTAACTTAAAAATTATTCCAACCGTATCCAATGTGACTAATGCTACTGGCACAATTGTGACTTTTAGTAATACGGTTACTACGTTTGCTTCTGTTAATTTAGGATTAAATGATTTTGTTGTAGGTTTTGAAGCGAATGGTGCATCAGAATATTACAACGTACAAAAACAAACAACAGGAAACGTGGCTGTTGCAGGCACATTTTCTAATGCGGGAATTACTTATTCTCAATACAACAATGATCGGATGTTAATTCTTGATCCAAACAATGGTTTGTATTCTTGGGATGGCAACAACACAGTTTCAATAGGCTCGATTGGTACAATTGCATTGACATCGGCAGGAAATGCCTACACTTCTGCGCCCACCGTCACTATCTCTGCTCCCGACCAGATAGGTGGAACGCAAGCCAATGCAGTATGTACCATTTTAAACGGTAATGTTAGCACCATCACCTTATTAACAGGTGGTTCTGGTTATACCAATGGTTCTAATGTTACCGTTACTTTTTCTGGAGGCGGAGGATCAGGAGCTAATGCAATTGCTGGTATTACTACTTTTGCTACAGGAACATTAGCTTTTGCCGTAGTGTCTGGAGGGTCAGGCTACACCAATACCGCCAATACAACTATTGCTATTTCTGGTGGTGGGGGTACGGGCGCAGTAGCTAAAGCGATTATTCAAGGAAATGCCATTACTCAAGTCATTATGACCAATAATGGTACAGGTTATACCAATGCAGCGAATATTTCTGTGACTATCACAAATCCTGGTGGTTCAGGTGGCAATACGGCTGTATTACAACCTATTGTGAATAACAATCAAAACGTGGGTGTAGCAACATTTAGTGGTAGGGTATGGGTTGCGCAAGGCAGAACGGTTTATTATTCAGCAGCGGGCTATTATAGCGATTTTACAAGTGTTTCTGCGGGCTATTTGACTTTAACAGACTCTACTTTGCATGGAAACATCATTCAATTATTAGCTGCCAATAACTTTTTGTATATTTTTGGTGATGATTCGATTAATGTGTTTTCTGATGTTAGGGTTACATCAACTGGTGTGACTATTTTTACAAATACAAACGTATCTGCATCGGTGGGAACAAAGCGCCCGTATGCCATATTTCCGTACTTCCGTTCTGTATTATTTATGAATGATTACGGTATTTATGCACTCGTTGGATCAACAACCTCTAAATTGTCGGACAGTTTAGACGGTATGATACCGAATATTGACTTTAATAGTCCAATTTATGCGGGACAAGTCTTATTAAATAACATTTTATGTGCAGCCTTTAATTTTCGATATTATGATGCGGTGTTTAGTCAGAGTTATCGTTATATTCAAGCTGTATTTTTTGAGAAAAAATGGTTTATTACTTCACAAAATAACAGTTTAGCTTATATCACTTCAGTGCCTGTTCTTGGTAAAATAGGGCTATATGGTACAGACGGCACTACTTTATATCGTTTATATAACGATAGCAGTAATTCTATTGCAACTATTGTGCAAACTGCTTTGTTGCCGATGGATGATAATATTCGCACTAAACAAGCATTAAAAATAGGTATTGAAGGTACTAATGGTAATAATGGTGTTACTTTAAGTACAACTGTAGATAGTGAAATTAGTTCAAGTCCAGCAATAAGTTTAACAAGTTTTGTTTCTTGGCAAAACAATGCAAGTCAAGTTGTGTCATGGACAAATGCCTCTGGTGCAACAGTTGGATGGACAACAGTTGGATATTCTTTATTTAAATCAGATGCTAAACAATATGGAAAATACTTGGGAATGACGATACAATCAAACTGCACACCTGGATTCGTTTATAACGGATTTGAATTTGAACATGAATTAAGAGTGAGGTTCTAATGGCTGGCGTTCCCTATACATTTCAAACTGCAACAACTGCGATTCCTTTATCGCAATTAGATACTAATTTTCAAACACCAATTACGATTGGTAGTACGACTGCTAATCTTGGACAAGTTGTTACAATTATTAATAATTTATCGCTTGGAAACGTCAATATTACTAGTGGAGTTATTTCAGCCAATGTTTCTTATAACATAGCAAATTCAACAATTACAAGTACTTCCATTTCTTACAATCAAGGAAATGCAAATGCGGTAACAACAACTGTAACAGCAAAACTACAACAGACAGTATCTGTTTTAGATTTTGGTGCTGATTCTACAGGTACAGTAGATTCCACAGCAGCTTTTACTGCTGCATTAAATTATGCTTCATCTATATATCGACATTTATCTAGTGTTGCATATCAACTATATAACCCATTATGTTCTTTAGTTTTAGTACCATCAGGAAGTTATAAAGTTGGATTAATTTCAATACCTGTTGGTGTTGTATTACAAGGTGATGGTCCATCAACAATTTTATATCATACAGGTGGTAATGTTGGATGTATTCAAATTGTTAATTCATATTCAGGTGGGCAAAATTATTCGCATCGTGAAGGTGTAAGAAATTTAACAATTCAAGGTGTTGCTAATGCTAGTTGGAATCAAACAAATTACACAGGGCAAACGCAAGCAAGTTTAACTACATTTGGTGTATATGTTAATCAAGCATTTGGCAATGTTGTTATTGAAGGTGTGGATGCTTATTATTGTGGAATAGGATTTCATAGTAAATACCATTTATTTGGTCAAATTAATAACTGTATTGCTCAATGGTGTTCAGGAGATGGATTTTTTGTTGAGTACGCATCAAATGTATTAGAAATACATACTTGCCAAGCGTATGGATGCGGCGGTAATGGTTTCAATATTACAAATACAAGTCAACCTAATAATTGGAATGTTATTTTAAAAAATTGTGATTCAGAATATGCTGGATTATCAGGTATAAAAATTGTTGATGTTAAAATGGCAACAATTGATAACTGTTACATAGAATTAAACAATATAGGTTCTAGAGATGGAAATATATCAGGTGCTGTTTATGATATTTATATTTCTGATACAACAAATAGTGGTTCAGTTCATACAATAACAAATACATTTGTTAATTCTATTTGGACAGGTGTTTCATCATATAGTGGCTCAAATATTAGTTCAATTTATGCTGGAAATTCTGGATCAGTTTCTTTGTATGATTCTGCAATTGTAAATTCAGGAGCATCTGCAACTTGTGTTATGGTTGGTTTAAATTGTACTTATTTTAATTGTTTAAATTCTTATCAAGGTACAAGTAATGGTGCTGTTGCGTTAAAGGTAACTTATACAAGTGGCACTTATTCCTACACAATCGCTGCTGGAACAATTAACTTACAAGCTGTAGGAAATACAAATATTGTTCGTCAATTAACCAATAGTGCTACACAAAACTTATTAGTACAATCGTTAAGTGGTTCGCAAACTATTAGTCAAACTGTTTTAAATGGAAGCACAACACTTCAATATTTAAAAGGTGATGCTTCATTACATCATTTAGGTGATTTATATGCTGGTGGTACAGTAGATGGACAAGGTGCATTATTACAACGAGATGGTACAACAGGTGGTGGTGTATTTACAACAGGATATTCTAATGCTGATGCAATATTATGTGGCAATGGAACAGGTAGAGCAAAATTATTAGGAACACCTATTTTAACTCCACCAGCTTCTGCAACTCCGACAAATAATGGTGAAATGACTTTTCAATTAACAAGCAATACATCACTTGTTGTAAAAGTAAAAGGTTCTGATGGTGTTGTTCGTTCTAATACTCTAACTCTTTCATAATGACTATACCTCGTAACCTATCATTTCTTGCCGAAGGTGCTTCTAATGGTGGTATAAACGCATTAGCTCAAATTAGGAGAGGAAGTTCATCTTCTACTATTTATACCATTCATGCTACTGGTGGACTTGCATTGTCTATGTCAGGACAGAATGTTCAGTTAACTAATACAGTAGGTGGGGATCTTGGTGTTGATTGGAGTTTAATTAAATTTGTAGCTGATGGTATTGTTTAATTACTTATGAATTATATTTTATTTTTACTTTTTGTAATTCTTCAATTCCTAGACTTTTGGACAACGTATAACGTCATTAAATCAGGTAAAGGACACGAAGGAAATATGATTGTGCAATATTTAATTGATAAATTAGGAATTATCAAAGCATTTTTGTTCATTAAAATTGCAGCAATTATAGGAATATATTACGTTCAACTTACACATTTTTATTATGATGGTGTTGATTTAGTAACTGTTTTAATGATAACTATTAATACACTTTATTTTTTTGTTGTATACGAAAATTATTTAATTTATAAGAAAGATTAACATGTCAGAGCAAGAGATTTTTAATATTTTAGTAACAACTTGCGGTTTTCTTGCAGGCTGGATATTAAATAATATTTACAAAGCAATTAAGGTATTAGAAGATGATATTAAGGATTTCCCACATTATTACGTTACTAAAGAAGATTATCGTAATGACATCAATGATATTAAACAAATGTTGAATAAAATCTTTGATAAATTAGATCATAAGGTCGACAAGTGAATATGGACACGCTCTCCATCGTTAAATTTGGTGACAAAGAGTCATTAGGAGAGTTTTTGTTTGAAAATGGAGTACAACATCAATTATTTTGGGAAACTTTGACGGATAAAGGTCAAACATACGCTAAATTTCCTATTACAGACGCTAATATTGATAACCTAGATGACTGGTTATTAGCTCACCAAACTGAGCATCAAGCACTTTCAACTTATCTCAATTTAGATAATCCGTTCAATATGTTGGATGTAGACTTTAAATCAGAGAATGATTTTTATGATTGGTTAAGTACGCATTACAACATTCATACACAAATTGCTTCGGTTTTAGGGTTAACATAATGGCAACTAATCCAACTTCCCCACCCCAAAAAAAAATGGAAAATCCGCAAATGACGGGTAAGGAAAGAGAACAGTCTAAAGAAAGATTGAGAAGAATTATTCAACAAGTTGGAGTAAATCCTCAAGATATTTTAAGAGGAGAAACGTATGCAAAACAAGCCTTAAAAAATCCCAAAATGTATCCCGTTGCATTACAGGCTGCAATTAGAGAAGGTTTGTTACCACCTAATACACCAATTTCTAACATTATTGATTACAAAATCATTTCTATGGCTATTTTAGCTGGCAAATTGACAAAAGAATTAATGCAAGAAGGGAAAATATAATGGGTGCTGCTGCTCCTGTCGTTGTTGATATTGTTGCCGTAGCTGTTGTTGCTGCGATGCCAGAATTAGCACCATATATAGGTGCTGCAATTGCTGATAGTGTTGGTGCAACAGTTTCTTTAACAACAGCAGACGCAATAGGTGCTGCCGCCATCGGTGGTGCAAGTAATGCGATTGGAACTGCTGTCGCAGGTGGTGATGCTCAACAAGTTTTAAACGCAGCAGGTGTAGGTGCTGTATCTGGTGGAGCAGGTTCTGAAATTAGTTCTGCTGCGGGTGGTGCAATAGGTGATTTAGGTACAGAAGGCGCTGCTGCCGTAGGTGGAGCAGCTAAAGGTGCATTATCGGCAGGATTAAAAGGTGGTGATGTTGGTGCAGGCGCAGCAGGTGGTGCTTTAGGTTCTGCATTGGGTACAGAGATTGGTGGAACAACAGGAAACATTTTAGGTGGTGCTACAGGAAGTGCAACGGCTGCACAACTTGCTGGACAAAATGTTGGACAATCTGCTTTATATGGTGGTGTTCAAGGTGCTGTTGGTGGTTTAGCAAAATCCGTATTTAATCCACAAACAGGACAACAAGTTGCATACAATCCTCAACCAACACAATTAGCAGAAAATCAACCTACTGTAACTATTGATTCGCTTAGTAATCCACAACAAACTACAGATGCACAATCAGGTACTTTTCAAGCAACTCCATTGCCAGCAGGTGTTATGTGGAATCCTGATGTTAACCAATATACTTACGCAGATGGTAGTATTTATCAACCTACATTGAATGAACCATCAGAAGATAGTTTATATCTTAGTAATGCAGGAACTTATCCAAGTTCTACGGCTGATTATTCAGGTGGTGGTTCAACATCATCTACATTGAGTGGTGCATTAGGAACACAAACAACTCAACCTTTATCGGCTGGAGCATTAGGAACACAAACAACTCAACCTTTATCGGCTGGAGCATTAGGAACACAAACAACTCAACCTTTATCGGCTGGAGCATTAGATGTAACTGGAAAACAAACTTCTACAATTGATGAGGGTGGAACTACACAAAAAGGTCAAGCGACACCGAGTGATAAATTACAGTTAATCAGTCCAACCATTGTTTCTTCTGGTGGAACATCTCCACAAGTTTTATCTAGTGTTTTAGGCGCACCATCTTCCTCTATTCTTGGACAAGCATTACAATCAAGTAATCCAGATCCTGCAACCACAGGAAATCCTATTTTTCAAGGGGATGACAAGAATCAACGTAATGTGTGGAATACTGAATCTTTACGAACTGCATTAGGACTATCATGACAAAACTGACAAAATCATTAAAAGCTGATTTACCTGCATTAGCTGAATTGTTGCGTTCTAAAGGTAAGAATAATGATAGTATTCTTGCACACATTAATCCCAGAGAAGCCGCCTTACTCAAACGTCATGGTGGTAGTGGAGATATTAACCCTGATACGGGTTTACCCCAATTTGATGATGGAGATGCTACTCTTACAGAAATTGGAGTGAGTCCAGAACAACAAAATGCGCCTTTGCCATCAGATCAAACTGCTCTTAATCAAGCACAACAATATTTTGATTCAACCCCTTCAACAACTGCGCAATCAAATCAAGCACAAGGATTAGTTGATACTGGTGGTAAACCATCGGGTTTAGGAGATTACTCTTTAGCCAGTGGTGTGCCAACTGTAGGATTAGGTCAAACAGGAGTTGCTGGAGGTACTGGTCAAGGATTAGCGGATACTGGTGTTTCACCTTTATATACAGGTGCTATACAAACAGGTCAAGAATTAGCAAATTTACCGTATAGTTCTGCTTTAGGACCAACATCACAAGCAGCTTTAACGCAAGCAACCACACAAGGTCCTACTCCATCAACTTTGGGTAATATTGGTGGTGCATTAGGTAATGTTTCTTCAACAACCTTATTAAAAGCATTAGGTTTAGGTGGTTTAGGATTATTAGGTGCTAGAAATGCGAATGTGGCTGGTGCGCAGAATCAAGCTGCAACTGCACAACAACAAGCAATAGCACAACCTTACCAAGCACAAGGTCAGGAAATGATTGGTGCAGCACAACGTGGCGAATTAACCCCACAAAGTCAGCAAGCCTATCAAGCAGCAATGGCACAAGCAAATCAAGCGATGGCTAATCGTGGTGGTGTTGGACAAGCACAAATGCAACAGCAAATGGCTAATTTATATAATCAATTATTGCAAAATCAATATACTTACGGCTTGCAAGTTGCTCAAATTGGTGACAATATTGCATTGGGTGCAATACGTTCTGGCTTACAGTTGGATCAATCTTTGCAACAAACCACACAAAATTTCTATACACAGTTAGCTGCTATTGCTAGTGGTAATGTAATTGGTGGTACGAAACCAGGAGTTGCGTAATGGCTGAAGAATCTAATATTGTTGAAAAAAAAGAACCCTCTACTTTGAGTAGTTCTTTAAACACTGAAATGAAACCTTTTCCGATAAAAATGTCTACTAAAGGTGGTCAAGATTATGTTAAACAACAATCTGCATTAAGTCAAAAAGAAGCAACATCCAGAGGTGAATTAGAAAAAGCAAAAACAGAATTGCAAACTAATTTAATGGGTGCTGAAGCTGAATCTTCAAAACAATATGCGCAAGATGTTCGTGGCTTGCAACAAGAAGCGGAAAACAAAGAATTAGAATATCCAAGACCAGAGTTTCACCCAACTAGAGAAAACGCAGAAACTTTAGGTGGTTTATTTAGCATGGTTGCTACTTTTGGAATAATTTTAGGAAACAGTGGAAAACTTGCCTCTCAAAATGCTTTGGGTGCTATGACTGGAATGTTAAAAGGTTGGCAAGAAGGTCGTAAAGATTTATACGAACGTGAGTTAAAAGAGTTTGATAAAGAGTACAAACGCATTAATGATATTCGTACAGACATACAAAATCATTTACAAAAAGCAATGCAATTAGCTGCGGTTGATAAAGATGCGTCATTAAAAGAAAGACAATACGCAGTTAGTTTAGCAGGACAAAGTTCAATACTTGGTTATCAAATGCAAAACATGCAAGATCAAGCAGCTTTGCAAACTTTGCAATCTGGCATGAATATTAATTTGCAATATGAAAAAATGCAACAACAAGCCAAGCAACATGCAGAAAGCATGAAATTACAACAAGATCGTTTACAGTTGGAAAAACAAAAATTAACACAAGGTGGTGTTACTGGTGCGTTACCAAAAGAATCTAAAATAAGAGAGCAATATTCTAGTCGTTATCAAACAATTAAAAATATTGAAGATATTCAAAGTCTTTTACAAGATCCTAAATATGCCAAGTTTATAAATCCAACTACTAAATTTACTCCAGACGTTTTGCTTAATTTACAGAAAAATTTTCCAGAGCTACAAAGCAAATTAGCACGTATTCAAGCGATTGAATTTGAAACTGGTGGTAAATCATTAACTGCAAATGAAAGTAAAATTCTTGAGCCTATTTATGGTTGGAGAGGAATTACTGCTGACGCATTAAAACAAAGATTAGATGGTATTAAAAAGAATTTAGAAAACAATCAAGGTATGCAAGAAATTATGTATCCTGGTTTTACACAATTAAAACCTCAATTTGATAAATATTATGAACAATCAGGAAAAGTGCCTGTTGTGCCAAATGATGTAGGTGGTGGACAACAAATACCAACAGTAAAAACAAAAGCAGAATATGATGCTTTACCAAGTGGTACAGAATATTATGAAGATGATGGAAAGAAATATAGGAAACCATAATGTCTAAATTTGGCGGTGTATCTGTTGACGATTCGCAACCATCCACTTCAAAATTTGGAGGTACTGCTGTTGCTGATTCTATACCAACGGATACAAAAAAAGATCCTATTAATATGGCACTAGGAAAAAGTGCGCTTGTTCCATTTGTTGCTGGTGGTTTAACAGAATTAGGAAAAGGTATTGCTTCTGGTGTTGAATTGGTTGCACCAGAAACAGGTAAGGCAATGTATGATCCTATCAATAAATTACAACAACGTGTACAAGAAGCGAATCCCGTAGCAACAACTGCTGGTAAATACGGTTCATATGTTTTACCGTTTTCTGGTTTGACTAAAGGATTTCAAGCTGGTAGAACTGCATTAGGATTAGGTGAAGCTAGCACATTAGGCAAAATTGGTGAATCTGCAGTAAAAGGCGGAACAATTTCTGGTGTAACCACACCTACAGAAGAAGGTCGTGGAACTTCTGCCGTCATGGGTGCTGCATTAGGTCCAGTTGCTGAAGTTGGTATACCTGCGGCAATAAACAAAGTAAAAGAATTGTTAGGTGCTTTAGAATCATCTAAAGGAAAAATAGCGGACTCTCTTTATAAATCTTTAAAAACACAACTTAATGATCAAATAGAAAATTTATTAAGTTCTACATCAAAAGAAGCGCAAGTTGCAAAAAAAGAATCTGAACGTATTGGTAAAGCACAAGAACAGTTAGGAGGTCGTGAAAAAATTGCCTCACAACGTCAAAAAGCTAGAGAACAACGTGTAACACAAAGTTTAAATGATTTGAGTAAAGATTCTAATGTTTTGCCTGAAAATGCTGGTGATGTGATACAAAAAACAGGTAGAAAAAACATAGACAAATTGCGTGGTGAACGTGAAAAAGCTGCAATAGAAGAATTAAAAGATCCTGTATTTAAAGACGCAAGGGCAAGAGAAAAAAAAGGTGAATTTATTTCTAATAGCCCTCAAAGTAGTCAGCAATTTGCAGAAGTTGTTAATGAAATTAAAACTCAAATTGAAAGAACTCCTGAACCTTATAAATCTGAATTAAAAAGACGTTTTGATTCTATTGTTGGTCAAGTTAGAATGGCAAAACCATCGTCTGAAGGTATGAGCATTAAAGAAAGATTATTTAATAAACCTACAGCAGAAATTCAAGCGATGACAATGGATCAGGCTGAATTTTTAAGGAGAATGTTAAATAATAAAAAAGCATTTGAAGTTGAAGGATTTCAAGCATTGGATGTTACTCGTCAAAATGTATTGGCTCAAAAATTGAGTAATGCAATGAACGCTTATGACAGTCGTTTTGGTCAATATTTACAAGCCTATAAAAACAAGTCTGTTCCTATTGAAAAAGCCATAGCTGGGCGTGGAAAAACTTTAACGGATGTGGAATTGCAAGAAGCTGAAAATATATTGTTTTCTTCTGACAAAACAGCAGCAGCTAATTATTATTTAAACGGCACACAAGAACGTGCCGAACGATTACTTGATTTGGTTGGCGGTAAAAATGCAGAAATTGTTAATACAGTCAAGGGTTATCTAAGGAATCAATTAGAATCAATGAATAGTCAACAAGCAGCTAATTTTATTGCAAAAAACGAAGGATTATTAAGGGTTTTCCCTGAGTTTAAAAAACCATTAAACTATATTGCACAAGCAAAAAAAGAAGCAGAAACTCTTGGTGTACAAGCATCGCAACGTGCAACATCTGCACAAACCAGGTTAGCTGGAGAAGCTGGAAAAGCACAAAGAACCGAAAAAGAATTGTCGGATTTGACACGCAAATACGAAACATATTTAAATCAAGTCAATACTGGCACTGAAGATGCAAAAGCCGTAGTAAATAATATGTTTAAAAACGATCGTATTATTGATGCACAAACTCATGCTGATTTGTTAAAACAGATAAAACAAATAGAATTATCAACACAAGATGCAACAAAAGCAAAACAATTGATTGATGGATTATTAAGAAAAACTCTTGTATACAGTGGTTTAGGTGGTTTAGGAACTGCAACATATTTTGGTGCTAAAGCGTTAGGTGAAAGATGAGTAAGAAAAGTAAAGGGGTAAACCCTGATTTAGAGGATGCAGTAAGTCAATTGTTAAGAGAAGTCATGGCTGATTCTAATGCTTCTTTAACAGACAAATGTAAAGTGATAGACCGTTCTATCAACATTGAGAAATTAAAACAGAAAATTTCTGACGATGAATGGGGGAGTGGGTTTATAACAGGTGATGATGAATAGATGTAGAATGTAGTTTTTAAGGGGATAAATATGGATGGAATTGCATTAGTAAGATTAGCATTAAATGTTATTACGGATCGTTTGTTAATTATTTTGGCACTTGCCTTATCGTTTGCTTTAGCGTGTTGGGCGATGTGGAATCCAAGATGGGAAACATTATCTGTAATGGCATTTTTTTGTATGTTTAGTTATCTTGCCATAAATTCAAAGGTGAGAAATAATATTGATATAAACCGAACTGATTAGGAGTAACACATGCCAGATTCAATGATTGTAGTGCCACAAGCAGCGCAGACAGATCCCGTAGCGAAATATCGTGTTTCAACACCACAGTCATTGATTGACACAGACTTTGAGTATGGTCAACAATCTGTTAAATGGGAACAATTAGCATTAGAAAATAATCGTCAATCTTGTTTCTATTTTACAAACAATCCAATTAACATTTCAAACATTGCTGGTAATGGAACAACTACTATTGTTATTAGTTCTACTTCTAACATTGGTGCTAATCAACCGATATTTTTAGAAGAAACATTAGATCCTAACGCAAACGGATGGTGGTATACCACTTCTTCAAATGCAACTGCGATTGTTGCAACGACTACCAATGCTACTATATCTGGTACTTTATACAATCCAACTGCTACCTATGGTTATCAAGGATATTTTTATACCAATGCTGGTATTGCCGTAGCAGGTTCAAGTTCTGCTGCAATTATTCTTAATGCTGGTACTGCGTATGTCAATACACTCTACGCACATGGATTGTCTTATGGTTCATTAGTGTATATTGTTAATACTACGGGTGTTGCTGGTTTGAATGGTGCATACATTGTCAATGGTGTGCCTTCTGCCAATCAGTTTACTTTTGCAACTGCTTTAACAGGTACAGTCACTTCAGGTACATCACAAGGTACTGTGTATTCAAGACCATCTGGTTATGTAGAAACCAGAGCATACAACGGATCTGTTAACTTTACTGCTGGTAGCGCAGTACCGAATCAACAAATGATACGTCAAACAAGGCGTTATTTCCGTTATCAGTCTGGTAAAGCAATTCAGTTTTCTACTGGTACATCTATGAAGCCAAAATTGTTGGTTAGTTCTATTACTGCAACAGGTTCAACAGTAACCGTAACAACTTTCACCCCACACAATTTAACAACAAATGCTTACATTCAAACTTCTGGCGCAACTGTTGCTGCTTATAACGGTATTTATAAAATTGCATCTGTTGTCAATGCAAATACATTTACTTATAACGTAGGTACACCAATTACTTCTTCACCAGCGATACAGTCTAACGGTACTGTGCCAATTGTGAGTCCTTATTCATGGTATGGATCATCTAACAAAGTCGGTTATTTTGATTCACAAAACGGTATGTTCTTCCAATACGATGGTCAAACATTGTATGCCGTTTACAGAAACTCTATCAATCAATTAAGTGGTTCTGTTGCTGTGACGCAAGGTAATGCTACTGTAACAGGTACATCTACTGCATTTACAACACAATTATTTCCAAATGATTTTATTGTCATTCGTGGACAGTCTTATAGAGTTGTGAATATTACGAGTGATACGCAAATGTTTATTGCTCCAGAATATCGTGGTGCAACCATTACTAACGCATTAGTATCAAAAACCATTGATCAGAAGATTCCACAATCTCAATGGAATTTAGATCCTTGTGATGGTACTGGTCCAAGTGGATATAAAGTAGACCTTACAAAGATGCAAATGTTATACATTGATTATTCTTGGTATGGTGCTGGTACTATTCGTTGGGGTATGCGTACAACCAATGGTGCAGTGACATATTGTCATTCTTTACAGAGCAATAACATTCAGACCAATGCTTACTTACGTTCTGGTAACTTACCATCGCATTATGAATCAAATGGTCAAGGTCCATCAACTGTTTTATATTCATCCATCACCAGTGGTGCAAACGTCATTCCTATTTTAAGTGCTTCTGGATTTAACCCTAATGGTGGTACAGTCAAGATTACAGCTGCTGCAACCAATGGTGCTATTGAGTATGCAACCTATACAGGCATTACATCTAATGCAACAACTGGTTTAGGATATGATCAGTTAACAGGTGTGACTAGGGGTGCAACAGGTGGTGCAGCTGCTACTGGATTTACTGCTGCATATCCAGCAAGTAACTCTACTCCTCCCGTATTAGTAGAATATTCTCCTCCTGATTCTGTGGCTGTGTTATCACACTGGGGTTCTGCTGTGGTCATGGATGGTGGATTTAATAATGACTTTTCACTTATCTTTAACTACGGAACAACATCCAACGTCACGGTAGCCAATGCTGCAACTGTACCTATTCTTGCTATTCGTTTAGCACCGTCTGTGGATAACGGTACTGTTGGTACTTTAGGTAATAAAGAAATTATCAATCGTATGACATTGCAGTTAAAAGAATTGGGTGTGTTGTCTAGTGGATTCTTCTTAATTCAATTAGTTTTAAATGGTGTAACAACTGGATTTACAGGAACTTTTGCATCACCAACACAAAACAATACTTATTCATCTTCTATTTGTCAGGTGGCTGCTAATTCTAATGCAACTGCAACAATTACAGGTGGTGAGTCAATTGGTGCTGCGTATACCAACTCTGGTGGTATATCAGGTAATCAGTCTACATTAGATTTATCTCAAATTTCTGGTATTGGTAATTCTATATTAGGTGGTGGTTTAAATAATAACGTACCATCATCGGTCAATGGTCAATTTCCAGATGGTCCAGATATTTTGTATGTTGTGGCAACCAATACGTCAGGTGCAAGTGCCAATATTGTGTGCCGTTTATCGTGGTTAGAAACTCAAGCATAGGAGCTGAAAATGAAAGATGAAAGTGGAAAGAATGTCAAAATGCACCCATTAAAGGTTGCAACAAGACCAGAAACAATTAGTGATACTTATGGTCATCATGAGCATTATCGTTTAGGAAAGATGCCGATTGGTGGTTTTCAATCTATTTGGAGATTTGAAGATGGTGGAGATTCTAAAAACTCTTACACATCTAAATCTGGTGGAAAGAAGGTGTACTAATGGCTACTAAACAAAAAAGTACATTAGGATTAAAAGCAATTGGTCAGACCATGAATCCTAAGTTAAAACAAGGCGCACCAGAAACATTAGCTGTTGCTGCTGGAGTGAAATCTGCACGTCAATCACATAAAACCGAAACCAAAAAAGGATCAAAATGAACATTAAAGAAAAGTTACAAGCGGACTTAGACGCTAAAAGACAAGAAGTTGCGCAACTCGAACAACAAATTGCTAACATTCCTGCAGAAGTAGAAAATATTGCTGAAGAAGCATGGGATAAGGTTAAAGACTTTTTTAAAGCACTGTAATGTCTTTAGATCCTATCTCTGCTGCATTAGATTTAGGGAATACCCTTATTACGAGGATATTTCCTGATCCTGCACAAGCTGATCAAGCAAAGTTAGAATTATTAAAATTGCAACAGTCAGGCGAATTAGCGTCAATGACTGCACAAACAGATATTAATAAAGTAGAGGCTAGTAATGCGTCATTATTTGTATCGGGCTGGCGACCAGCAATCGGATGGGTTTGTGCGTTGGCATTGTTCTACCAATATTTACTAAAACCAATCATTACATGGTTAGCAGGTGTTGCTGGATATAACGTGCCACTAATGCCAGGACTTGATGACAATTTATGGCAACTCATGATGGGTATGTTAGGTATGGGTGGACTCAGAACATTTGAAAAGGTACAGGGAGTAGCTGCTAAATGAATGAACAAAAATTAGGGTATTGGGTAACATTAATTGCAACTGTCACATTGTCTATTATATTATTAAGTATGGTATTTGTTTTGTTAACTGGACTTTTTTTTGAAAAAGTAGATAACACTAAAATATTTGAAGCGATTACACCAGCATTTCAGACAATTGTTGGTGGATTCATTGGATTGATTACTGGAATCAAAATTGGAGAAACCGATGAAGGATAATTTTGATACAGCGTTAGCGCACGTTTTAAAGTCAGAAGGGCTTTGGAGTGATAACCCTCAAGATCCAGGTGGAGCTACAATGAAGGGAATTACTTTTGCGGTTTTTAAAGACTGGAAACGTAATCCTCATTTAACTAAAGATGATTTAAAAAATATAAGCGACCAAGATGTTCACGACCTTTACAAGCAATTATATTGGGATAAAGTACATGGTGACGATCTTCCTGCTGGTGTCGATTATGCCACTTTTGATGCTGCTGTTAATATGGGTGTGGGTAGAGCTGCTAAACTTTTGCAAGAAGCCGTTGGAGTTGATGCTGACGGTATTATTGGGCAAGGAACGATACAAGCGATTAGTAAGGCGAATACACGTTCTCTTTTAGAAAACTTTTCTGCTGAAAAAACTGCTTTTTATAAATCATTAAATACTTTTGCTACATTCGGTAAAGGTTGGTTAAACCGTGTTGCTAGTGTACAAAGTGAAGCGGAGAACATGATTGCATGAATTCTAAACCTAACCTTTCTGTTGGTAGAGGTGAGAAACAATCTGTTGCTCGTGGCGGTGGTTTGACTGCTAAAGGGCGCAGAAAGTATAACCGTGCAACTGGTAGTAATTTGAAAGCACCACAGAAATCAGGACCACGTCACAAGTCTTTTTGCGCTAGATCAAAAAGCTGGAAAGGTGAACGTGGTAAAGCTGCAAGGCAAAGATGGGGTTGTAGGTAGTATTTATTAGGGGATAAGATGAACAGTTTTGATGTATTTGATACGCTGATTGCTAGGCGTTTTATAACCAGTCATATCATTTGGGAAACCATAGCAAGTGAGTTTGATGATAGGGATTTTGTTGCTCGTAGAGTATCTGCGGATAACGGTCAACGTAGCCTTGAGGAAATCTATGACGCATTTGGAGGATTAAATTCCCAAATGGCACGGGAGATTGAATTAGAAATTAATTCGGCTTTCCCCGTAACAAAAAATTTCGAAAAAGTGAAAAATGGAGATGTTTTAATCTCTGATATGTATTTGCCTGGTTGGGTGATCATGCAAATGTTGCGCAATGCTGGCTTTGATAAGCAAGTCACTATTTATCAAAGTAATGGCGATAAAGCAAGTGGTCGTGCATGGGAAAGAATTAAACCAGATCAACATTTAGGTGACAATATCCATAGTGATGTGAATATGCCTACACAAGCTGGTATTTCTGCTATACACTATGAAGGTACACATTTTACCAACCATGAACAGCATTTATATCATCAAGGATTTCAAGTATTAGCATTACTCATGCGTGAGTTGCGATTACGGTGTCAAGATCATGAATTTACACAAGTTGCTCATCAATACAATATTCCGCTTCTGTTCTGCTTTGCGGAATTGGTACATAGAAGAAAGAATGAGCATCCAGTCGTATTCTTGGGTAGGGACTGTTATCTTTTGGGCAGACTTTACAGTCATTACTATGACACTAGCACTTATTTACCTTTCAGCCGCACTTTAGCATATAAAGATCCACAAAACGCAATTGAGTATTTGCGCACACAAAGCCCACCAGACGCATTATATGTAGATTTAAGCAGTACGGGTGCAACATGGAGTTTTCTTTCATCCTACGTTGATTTAAACGTCTTAGTTGGCATTTATTCTGATAAATTCTTTTACACTAAAGAAAAACCAGTATTACCTAAACACTTTAATTATTTATTAGCTAATTCACAGTTCGGTGATACCAATTTAATTTTAGAAGCATTTAATTGTGCGAATCATGGACACATTAAAGAGTTTAAAAATTGGCAAGCTACTTTTGCAGAACCAGAGTTACCAGATTGGTTAGTGGCTCAAATACATGAGCCTGTCAATCAAGCAATCACACTATCGAAACATTACAAAGATATATTAAGACAAGAATTAGCCAGTAAGTCAGAAAAAGACTTATTGCGTGTATTTGGTGATATGGCATTGACAATCAGTAATCAAGAACAATTACGTTTACGTTTGCAGTTATTTTTAGAAAAAGAAAATCAATATTTAGGAGAATTGTAATGCACCTTAATCCATACATATATCAACACATTACTGATAATCACATGGAACATCCCACGATTCCTGTGCAATTGCAACCAAGTTATTCACAAGCCTATGAAGATGTCATTTTAGAGTCTTTATTACGGGCGTATATGCTGCGCACAAAGAAAATGATGTATTTAATCTTTTTTGAAATTGGCGCAAACCATCCAGTAGCTACCAGTGCAAGTTTCTTACTTAAACAAAAAATGGGTATTCATACTGTGCTAGTAGAAGCTAATCCTGACCTTATACCGCAATTACAGCAACATAGACACAATGACACCATTATCAATGCAGCTGTGACGGATCAAGATGTTGCAGAAGTAGAGTTTTACTTATCTCCAGACAATGAAATATCTTCTTTAAACAAGGATTTTGTCAAAGCATGGAAAGAAGGTGAAGTCAGTGGTGTGATACATGTTCCTGCAATACGCATCAACAGTTTATTTGATCAGATGCACTTACCAAGACATGTAGACATTATTTTAAGCATTGATATTGAGGGTTATGATTACAACATCCTTGCAGACATTGATTTTGACAAATACAAACCGCTTATTATTATGGTTGAGCCGAGTGAGGAATTTGCGCCTGGCACAATCAATAAGATGATGGAATTGTTAGAGAGCAAAGGTTATATTCTCTGCTCTCAAACATTTGTTAATTTAATCTTTATGCGGCAGGAGTAAGTCTGCCATCAAAAGCGTATGTTCCAATGTGGGATAACTCAGCCCACGGGGCAGCATACACTTTACCACCCATTTTGCGCCAGTTGTAACAGAAGTGATAATCTTCAGACAACAATCTGCCTGTTTCTGGTTCTATGCTGGTTGCAAAATATTCTGTAATCTTGTCTTGCTGTTCCATGTTTCCGCCTAAATCAGTCACATCATTTAAGTAGAACGGCATAGAATCTTTCATTTTTTCAAATACTTCACGTTTGATAAGCATAAATCCAGTGCCACCATTAAAGATTTCTACGGGTTCATTAATCGGTACAGTTACTTCTCCTGCATAACCTACTAAGTTCACTACAAAGCTGCCTGTATGACGTTTTAATTGATCCTGTGGCACGTTATTTTTAACTGCCTTCTCTACACCATGCCAATTGATTTCTTTTTTAGGATAGATGCCACAAATAATGTCTTTATCAGCTTGTAAAAGACTTAATACATCATGCGGTTTAAAGTGAATATCTGCATCAATAAACATGAGATGTGTGCAGCCCTCTTTCTTTAAAAATGCGTTTGTAAGTGCATTTCTTGCTCTGGTGATGAGAGATTCATTAAACATAAAGCTAAAAGTATTCTCAATACCGTGTTGTTTGAGTAAATCGGAAAGTTGGAGAATAGATTGTGTGTAATATCCTGCACACATACCGCCATACATAGGTGTTGCAATAAAAATAGATGCCATTTGAGTTTCCTTTTTTTGGTTATTTAAAAACATGGGTAATAAACGATCGGGTGCAGTGTAGTTCACGGTATAGCCATTCGTACACTCAAATTGTGGTGCATTATCTACAAGCGCTTGATAAAATGCACGATCTTCACCCCAGCCACCATGATAGAGAGCTGGAGATAAAGTAGGTAAGACATCCCCTCTAACACAATAGCAGTTCATATCCACAAATGTATCTGGATTGCTAGAGAGTTTGCCAAGTGATTCAACGTCATCATTACAGACGTATTCGCCTTCTGTATTAAAGATTCTGCGCAGTGAATAGCACCATGCTAGGTTTTCCGATTCACATTTAAACACCATATCATTGACATGTGTTGGTTCAAACCAATTATCTTCATCTAAGAACAGCATATAATCTGCATTGATCATAAACGGCATACCTGCGTAGATGCGTTGACCATTCCATAAAATACCGCCTGCCCTTCCCGTATTTTCTGGTAAATGAATAACAACGTCTGCGTCACAAGAAAAATCGAATTTTCCATCAACAATCACCCAATGTTCACATTTCATAGTCTGTGCTTTGACAGAATCAATAGCTCTTTGCAATGTTTCTTTTCCTGTTGTGGGCGTAATGACAACAATTTTCATTTCTCACTCGCTTTCTTTAATAAATCTCTAGCAAAATCTAAAATATCTTTAGCACCATTTAGATTGTTTTTCTTTACCCATAGGGCTAGTATTTCCTCATCTGTTAACTCCCACAAAACATTATTTAATACTAAAGAATCTACTGCATTATTTAACGCTTCTATTTCTTGTGCTTGTTGACGTAGCATGGCAGAAACTTGTTTACTATGAGCACAACAAGACCACTCATTTATATCTGCTAGTTCATTTGCTGTCATTTCTCACTCGCTTTCTTTAGTATTGCATCAACAATCCAATAACATTGTTCTGTTGTTAAAGTTACTGTTGTGTTTAATGCAGATATTCCAAAAAT